CAACAAACAATTTAAAACAACAATGGCAAACATTAATGAACAAATCAACAACCAACGTGACGCCGCGGCCAGCGGGAGAAACAATCTCGTTAGCCAATTGGCGTCAAAAAGGGTGTATGACGAGGCTGTTCGCTCGTTGGATCATCAAGACAGACGCCCGAAAATGAACTTTTCTCGTGTGGTCAGCACAGAGCACACCAGGCTTGTAACTGATGCGTATCCGGAGTTTTCGATTAGCTTTACCGCCACCAAGAATTCTGTACACTCCCTTGCGGGTGGTCTGAGGCTCCTTGAACTGGAATATATGATGATGCAAGTGCCCTACGGCTCACCTTGTTATGACATCGGCGGTAATTACACGCAGCACTTGTTCAAAGGTAGATCATATGTGCATTGCTGCAATCCGTGCCTAGATCTTAAAGATGTTGCGAGGAATGTGATGTACAACGATATGATCACGCAACATGTACAGAGGCACAAGGGATCTGGCGGGTGCAGACCTCTTCCAACTTTCCAGATAGATGCATTCAGGAGGTACGATAGTTCTCCCTGTGCGGTCACCTGTTCAGACGTTTTCCAAGAGTGTTCCTATGATTTTGGGAGTGGTAGGGATAATCATGCAGTCTCGTTACATTCAATCTACGATATCCCTTATTCTTCGATCGGACCTGCTCTTCATAGGAAGAATGTGCGAGTTTGTTATGCAGCCTTTCATTTCTCGGAAGCATTGCTTTTAGGTTCGCCTGTAGGTAATTTGAATAGTATTGGGGCTCAGTTTAGGGTCGATGGTGATGATGTGCATTTTCTTTTTAGTGAAGAGTCTACTTTGCATTATACTCATAGTTTAGAAAATATTAAATTAATCGTGATGCGTACTTACTTTCCTGCTGATGATAGGTTTGTGTACATTAAGGAGTTCATGGTTAAGCGTGTGGATACTTTTTTCTTTAGGTTGGTCAGAGCAGATACACATATGCTTCATAAATCTGTGGGGCACTATTCGAAATCGAAATCTGAGTACTTTGCGCTGAATACCCCTCCGATCTTCCAAGATAAAGCCACGTTTTCTGTGTGGTTTCCTGAAGCGAAGCGCAAGGTGTTGATACCCAAGTTTGAACTTTCGAGATTTCTTTCTGGGAATGTGAAAATCTCTAGGATGCTTGTCGATGCTGATTTCGTCCATACCATTATTAATCACATTAGCACGTATGATAACAAGGCCTTAGTGTGGAAGAATGTTCAGTCCTTTGTGGAATCCATACGCTCAAGAGTAATTGTAAACGGAGTTTCCGTGAAATCAGAGTGGAACGTACCGGTTGATCAGCTCACTGATATCTCGTTCTCGATATTCCTTCTCGTGAAGGTTAGGAAAGTACAGATCGAGTTAATGTCTGATAAAGTTGTAATCGAGGCGAGGGGTTTGCTTCGGAGGTTCGCAGACAGTCTCAAATCCGCCGTAGAAGGACTAGGTGATTGCGTCTATGATGCTCTAGTTCAAACCGGCTGGTTTGACACCTCTAGCGACGAACTGAAAGTATTGCTACCTGAACCGTTTATGACCTTTTCGGATTATCTTGAAGGGATGTACGAGGCAGATGCAAAGATCGAGAGAGAGAGTGTCTCTGAGTTGCTCGCTTCCGGTGACGATTTATTCAAGAAAATCGATGAGATAAGAAACAATTACAGTGGAGTCGAATTTGATGTAGAGAAATTCCAAGAATTTTGCAAGGAACTGAATGTTAATCCTATGCTAATTGGCCATGTTATCGAAGCTATTTTTTCGCAGAAGGCTGGGGTAACAGTAACGGGTCTGGGCACGCTCTCTCCTGAGATGGGCGCTTCTGTTGCGTTATCCAATACCTCTGTAGATACATGTGAAGATATGGATGTAACTGAAGATATGGAGGATATAGTGTTGATGGCGGACAAGAGTCATTCTTACATGTCCCCTGAGATGGCGAGATGGGCTGATGCTAAATATGGCAACAATAAAGGGGCTCTGGTCGAGTACAAAGTCGGAACCTCGATGACTTTACCTGCCACCTGGGCAGAGAAGGGTAAGGCTATCTTACCGTTGTCGGGGATCTGTGTGAGGAAACCCCAATTTTCGAAGCCGCTTGATGAGGAAGACGACTTGAGGTTATCAAACATGAATTTCTTTAAGGTGAGCGATCTAAAGTTGAAGAAGACTATCACTCCAGTCGTTTACACTGGGACCATTCGAGAGAGGCAAATGAAGAATTATATTGATTACTTATCGGCCTCTCTTGGTTCTACGCTGGGTAATCTGGAGAGAATTGTGCGGAGCGATTGGAACGGTACTGAGGAGAGTATGCAAACGTTCGGGTTGTATGACTGCGAAAAGTGCAAGTGGTTATTGTTACCAGCCGAGAAGAAGCACGCATGGGCCGTGGTTCTGGCAAGTGATGATACCACTCGCATAATCTTCCTTTCATATGACGAATCTGGTTCTCCTATAATTGATAAGAAAAATTGGAAGCGATTTGCTGTCTGTTCTGAGACCAAAGTCTATAGTGTAATTCGTAGTTTAGAGGTTCTAAATAAGGAAGCAATAGTCGACCCCGGGGTTCACATAACATTAGTTGACGGAGTGCCGGGTTGTGGAAAGACCGCCGAGATTATAGCGAGGGTCAATTGGAAAACTGATCTAGTATTGACTCCCGGGAGGGAGGCGGCTGCTATGATCAGGCGGAGAGCCTGCGCCCTGCACAAGTCACCTGTGGCAACCAGTGACAACGTCAGAACTTTCGATTCTTTTGTGATGAATAGGAAAATCTTTAAGTTTGACGCTGTCTATGTTGACGAGGGTCTGATGGTCCATACGGGATTACTTAATTTTGCGTTAAAGATCTCAGGTTGTAAAAAAGCCTTCATCTTTGGTGATGCTAAGCAAATCCCGTTTATAAATAGAGTCATGAATTTTGATTATCCTAAGGAGTTAAGAACTTTAATAGTCGATAATGTAGAGCGTAGGTATGTCACCCATAGGTGTCCTAGAGATGTCACTAGTTTTCTTAATACTATCTATAAAGCCGCTGTCGCTACTACTAGTCCGGTTGTACATTCTGTGAAGGCAATTAAAGTGTCAGGGGCCGGTATTCTGAGGCCTGAGTTGACAAAGATCAAAGGAAAGATAATAACGTTTACTCAATCTGATAAGCAGTCCTTGATCAAGAGTGGGTACAATGATGTGAATACCGTGCATGAAATTCAGGGAGAAACCTTTGAGGAGACGGCAGTTGTGCGTGCCACCCCGACTCCAATAGGTTTAATTGCCCGTGATTCACCACATGTACTAGTGGCCTTAACTAGGCACACTAAGGCAATGGTGTATTATACCGTTGTGTTCGATGCAGTTACAAGTATAATAGCGGATGTGGAAAAGGTCGATCAGTCGATCTTGACCATGTTTGCTACCACTGTGCCTACCAAATAGCAATTAATGCAGAACTCTCTGTATGTCCATCGTAATATTTTCCTCCCTGTCAGTAAAACGGGGTTTTATACAGACATGCAGGAGTTCTATGATAGATGCCTTCCTGGGAATTCCTTCGTACTGAATGATTTCGATGCCGTAACCATGCGGTTGAGGGACAACGAATTTAACTTACAACCTTGTAGGCTAACCTTAAGTAATTTAGATCCGGTACCCGCTTTGATTAAGAGTGAAGCGCAGAATTTTCTGATCCCCGTTTTGCGTACGGCCTGTGAAAGGCCGCGCATTCCGGGTCTTCTTGAGAATCTTGTAGCTATGATAAAGAGGAATATGAATACTCCTGATCTAGCTGGGACCGTAGATATAACTAACATGTCGATTTCTATAGTAGATAACTTCTTTTCTTCTTTTGTTAGGGATGAGGTTTTGCTTGATCACTTAGACTGTGTTAGGGCTAGTTCCATTCAAAGTTTTTCTGATTGGTTTTCGTGTCAGCCAACCTCAGCGGTTGGCCAGTTAGCTAATTTCAATTTCATAGATTTGCCTGCCTTTGATACTTATATGCATATGATTAAGAGGCAACCCAAGAGTCGGTTAGATACTTCGATTCAGTCTGAATATCCGGCCTTGCAAACTATTGTTTATCACCCTAAAGTGGTAAATGCAGTTTTTGGTCCGGTTTTCAAGTATTTGACCACTAAGTTTCTTAGCATGGTAGATAGTTCTAAGTTTTTCTTTTACACTAGGAAAAAACCAGAAGATCTGCAGGAATTTTTCTCAGATCTCTCTTCCCATTCTGATTATGAGATTCTTGAGCTGGATGTTTCTAAATATGACAAGTCACAATCCGATTTCCATTTCTCTATTGAGATGGCAATTTGGGAAAAATTGGGGCTGGACGATATTTTGGCTTGGATGTGGTCTATGGGTCATAAAAGAACTATACTGCAAGATTTCCAAGCCGGGATAAAGACGCTCATTTATTATCAACGGAAGTCTGGTGATGTAACTACTTTTATAGGTAATACCTTTATTATCGCAGCGTGTGTAGCTAGTATGTTGCCGTTAGATAAGTGTTTTAAAGCTAGTTTTTGTGGTGATGATTCGCTGATCTACCTTCCTAAGGGCTTGGAGTATCCTGATATACAGGCTACTGCCAACCTTGTTTGGAATTTCGAGGCGAAACTTTTCCGAAAGAAGTATGGTTACTTCTGTGGGAAGTATATAATTCACCATGCCAACGGCTGTATTGTTTACCCTGACCCTTTAAAATTAATTAGTAAATTAGGTAATAAGAGTCTTGTAGGGTATGAGCATGTTGAGGAGTTTCGCATATCTCTCCTCGACGTTGCTCATAGTTTGTTTAATGGTGCTTATTTCCATTTACTCGACGATGCAATCCACGAATTATTTCCTAATGCTGGGGGTTGCAGTTTTGTAATTAATTGTTTGTGTAAGTATTTGAGTGATAAGCGCCTTTTCCGTAGTCTTTACATAGATGTCTCTAAGTAAGGTGTCAGTCGAGAACTCGTTGAAACCTGAGAAGTTTGTCAAAATCTCTTGGGTCGATAAGTTGCTCCCTAACTATTTTTCCATTCTTAAGTATTTATCTATAACTGACTTCAGTGTAGTTAAAGCTCAGAGCTATGAATCCCTCGTGCCTGTCAAGTTGTTGCGTGGTGTTGATCTTACAAAACACCTTTATGTCACATTGTTGGGCGTTGTGGTTTCTGGTGTATGGAACGTACCGGAATCCTGTAGGGGTGGTGCTACTGTTGCTCTGGTTGACACAAGGATGCATTCTGTTGCAGAGGGAACTATATGCAAATTTTCAGCTCCCGCCACCGTCCGCGAATTCTCTGTTAGGTTCATACCTAACTATTCTGTCGTGGCTGCGGATGCCCTTCGCGATCCTTGGTCTTTATTTGTGAGACTCTCTAATGTGGGTATTAAAGATGGTTTCCATCCTTTGACCTTAGAGGTCGCTTGTTTAGTCGCTACAACTAACTCTATTATCAAAAAGGGTCTTAGAGCTTCTGTAGTCGAGTCTGTCGTCTCTTCCGATCAGTCTATTGTCCTAGATTCTTTATCCGAGAAAGTTGAACCTTTCTTTGACAAAGTTCCTATTTCAGCGGCTGTAATGGCAAGAGATCCCAGTTATAGGTCTAGGTCGCAGTCTGTCGGTGGTCGTAGTAAGCGGCATTCTAAACCTCCAAATCGGAGGTTGGACTCTGCTTCTGAAGAGTCCAGTTCTGTTTCTTTTGAAGATGGCTTACAATCCGATCACACCTAGCAAACTTATTGCGTTTAGTGCTTCTTATGTTCCCGTCAGGACTTTACTTAATTTTCTGGTTGCTTCACAAGGTACCGCTTTCCAGACTCAAGCGGGAAGAGATTCTTTCCGCGAGTCCCTGTCTGCGTTACCCTCGTCTGTCGTAGATATTAATTCTAGGTTCCCAGATGCGGGTTTTTACGCTTTCCTCAACGGTCCTGTGTTGAGGCCTATCTTCGTTTCGCTTCTCAGCTCCACGGATACGCGCAATAGGGTCATTGAGGTTGTAGATCCTAGCAATCCTACGACTGCTGAGTCGCTTAACGCTGTAAAGCGTACTGATGACGCGTCTACAGCCGCTAGGGCTGAAATAGATAATTTAATAGAGTCTATTTCTAAGGGTTTTGATGTTTACGATAGGGCTTCATTTGAAGCCGCGTTTTCGGTAGTCTGGTCAGAGGCTACCACCTCGAAAGCTTAGTTTCGAGGGTCTTCTGATGGTGGTGCACACCAAAGTGCATAGTGCTTTCCCGTTCACTTAAATCGAACGGTTTGCTCATTGGTTTGCGGAAACCTCTCACGTGTGACGTTGAAGTTTCTATGGGCAGTAATTCTGCAAGGGGTTCGAATCCCCCCTTTCCCC